CAGCTAGCCTTCGCGAGGCTTCTGTACAGAGCGCGAAAAGATGACAGATCGGGACAAACCGTCAAAATCGGGACGAAATAAATGGTAGATTTAGAGAAAAACAAGCGGCTTGCAAGGGGGTAGAATTAGAGATACACGTCCCAGCGTTTGGGGTTGTCAGGGCAGGATTCGGCGGCGAGATGAGTCTTTGGCCGGAGGTAGCATTTGCATAGCGCGCAACGGTTGGAATCCGGGAGCCATTGGTCGCAGGAATGGCAGATAGCGACACGGGCGGCTTCGACCTTGGGAGGGGCCAAGAGGGGCTGGGTGGTGAGGAGTCGCTTGCCGGTGCGCCAGGCGGCCAAGGCAGCTCCAGAAATCAGGGGCATGAGCAATCAGCGCAGGGATCGCAAATCCATGGCAGCCATCCGTGTTCAAAAGTAATATCGCCGGGATCAGGCGAGTAAGGTGGATCACTCCCAGGGTGAAACGTGATCGGAAATTCCCCTGGATTCGGCAGCTCGATAAATCCAGAAACCGGGCTGCGCGTACCGCAGGAATCGAGCGTGAAAGTGTCGCCAGTGGATAAAGCAGGCGCGCCAACCTGATAGACTGAAACGCAGACGTCCGAATAACCGGCCATCCTGATTTTTGCACCAACAACGCAGGGCACATTGAATGCTCCGTTGCAGTGGCCAATATAAATTGAAGGGCCGCCCGCCTTCATAACGACGATTCCTCCGATGGGCGGCAAAAAGTCTCGCAAGGATGTGAGCAGCCGGGAATTGTCTCCAAACCAGTTGAATTCGATGATTCCGGTCGGCACCCCGGACGCTACTTCATCCAATCCGACGATCGTGTAAATCCGAGGGCAGCCCAGGCAATTAATGGTCGGGTCTTCCGCCTCGTTCAAGGCTGAGGATGGCCACGGCACAGGGGGAGATCCGAAGTCGTAAAAGGACAAATCATCGCTCACGCGATCTATCGTTTCCGACCATTCAGCGTCATCTATGACCGGGTAAGGATGCTCGTCGTTCGAGCAGGAGCCGAGCCCGTGCGGGTCGCTCTCGAAAGAAAGGTTCGTCGTGTTGATCCAGGAAATCCATGAGGTTGGGATCCGGATGGAAATCATTTGCTGGATCGACTTCGTGCAAATGGGCGACCCGCAACCGCAGCCGCAGTTACCGAGGCGAGGGACTTCTGGCGGAGGGGAAGCCATGCTATGGCGCTGCAAACGAATCCGAGCGCAACATAATTACCCTCCGCACGGTGGGCGTGCCCTCGATCGTCTCACAGATTTCAGTCTCCTGAAGATACACCTTATGCCTGTTACCGTCCGAACCAAGCACCCCAAGATCAGTGCCGGAGCCGCTTCCGGCCAGGGAGATTTCCACCCAGCCCTTGGCGTCAATGCGGGCGGGCGGACTGGCGTTGTCCACCACTTGCAAGGCGATCTTCTTATTGGAGGCGTCGTTAATGACCTGCGTCGAGTTCGTAGAGACTTCCGGTGCCGCCACCGCAGTTAAGGATTTGTTCTCCAAACCGTGGGTGGAATTATTTTTCGGGGCATTATTACCCAGGGTCACCGAAGAGCTGCCGCCGCCGCCGGCAGCGGTGGCCTGGACGGAAGGATCGTAGTAGATACGTCGGAAACGGTTGAATTGGAATAGCGTCGTCAGATCGCCGGGGCTAAGGTGCGCCGCCGGCCCGATCGTCACCTCCGAGTAACCCCGCCCATAACGGCGGACGATGCGCTGCACTTGGGCGTCCATCGTCGCCCATTCGGATCGTCCATCCGTCAGGTTGAGCACGTTATTCATGCCCACCAAACCGGTAATTTCATCCTCCACACGCAAATCGGTCCCTTCAAATTGCAGCGCGCTCAACGAATCAAAGATCGACTGCGCCAGGCCGCTCGGGATTTCCTCTCCGGCCACGCTGGAGGCAATGGCGGAATAGACGCCGGTGATGCCGTTGGTGATGGTAAAATGGACGGAAACTTCTTTGTCGATGTAATGGTGGAGCAAGTTGCCGTTAGAGGCATTTACAGATCCGGAAGTGCCGTCAGAATCATACTCATCATAGGTCATTTTGGCCGTGACAATGACCCGCTTGCCGGCCACTGGGGTGCCGCCGGAGAGCTTCATCCATGCCGCGATGGTGCCGTCGAGCAGCTCATTAGGGAAATCGCCCAAATCAACGGCGCTGCCCAGGGTGCCGTCGGCCTGGACTTCGACAATGCTCGCATCGCCGACGGTCATATTTCGGATTCTTGAGCTGGCGAATTCAGGCTTATGCGTCGGCAGCGACCACCAGACCCGTCGATTGGATGGAGATCCGCTGCCATCTACATCACCGGAGGCATTGCAATTGACGGCCGCGCAGGCTATCGAGCCAAAAACATCCGCCCTGCTGGCCCCTTGCAAATCAATTGTCTGCACCAGCACCCGCGGCCCCCCATCCGGGTCCGACCCGCTATTCAGCCCATGCGGGCCATACTTCTGCTGCGTCGTCACCAGCCACGGCACACCATCAAATTCCCCCGTCGATTTGAAGTACAGATTCACCGCCCTCACCTGCAGGTCCTCGCGCGGAATTATCCGGATCGATTTGTGGTCCGTCCCATTGGCAAAGGCCAGCGACACCGGCGTTTGATTCGCCCGTGTCCGCACGTTCACCGTGGGCGGCGTCGTCGAATAATTGAAATAGACCGTGGCATCCGGCGCCGACCGCAGGCAAATTCGAATCGCTTCGCTGCACAGGATGTCCCGCACCTGGTAGGTCGGCACATTCACCGCCGGGTCAATCGTGCCGATCTGGAACGGCGCCCCCAGGCTCAGCGCGGTGTACATATCCAGCACATGCTGGAAGATGTCGTTGATTTGGTCCCCGGTGTTCACCCTCACCACGCTCCCCGGCGTGATCGTGTCATAGCGCTGAAACAGGATGCAGTCCGAGAAAACCACCGTCCCCAGCGCATCCGGATCCCCTGTATAGGTCTTGAACGACTGCATGAACGGCGTCTTCTCGATGTCCCACCATGGGCCCGCGAATCGATAATGCACCCCTTCATACTCCGGTCGGCCATCCAGAATGTGCGGCATCCGCGTCCCCACGAATTCTATCGAGCCTCCCGCCCAGGTCGTTCCCGACCCGGCCCGGCCCTTCCTCAGAATAATCTTCTCCTCAAAACCAATGACGGGGTCAGAAGTGATATCCACGCCTGGCATGGCCAGGTCGAGCACGTCCGGCGCCATGTTGGCGAATTCAAGCTGCGGTGAATCCAAGTCAAACCCCCAAGCGCCGAGGTCCTTCTCAGTCCCGCTGTACTCGAGCGTGATCATTGCAACGGCCGCGTCCCCGACTTCATCTGCTGTTGAATAGCCTCCAGCTTTTGTCGCAACGAGATCTGATCACTGGCCAGCATGTGGAAAAACTCGACGATTTTGGCGTTCGACATTCCCTGCTGCTTCAGCAATTCCGCGAGCTGCACCTCGGCATGCTGCTGGCCCGTCGTCGGGCCTTGTTGGCGGGAATTGGCCGTCGCGCCCGTAATCGCCTCGGGGAAGATGGATCCCCTCGGAAACCCAACGCCCTGCTGTGCGGCGCGGCTGTCGCGGGGGTCCAACTTCTCATGCATCTCAGAAAGGTGAGTAAGTTGCGCATCAAGGTCTTTTCTGCGTGCAGCTTCCTCCTTCAGGAACGAAAGCTCATCCCTGGCCCTGATTGCGGCCAGCGATTCTTCGGTAGCCTTTTCTGCCGCAACGGCCCTTCTGCTACCCGGAGCTTGTGCATTCGGATCATTCGAGTATGTCGCCGCTAGTTTTTTCTCCTCCTCTGCCTCCTTGTCGTGAGCCGCCGCGATTGCCGGCAATGCTTGAATTTTGCGCAGCCGTTCTTCGGGCGTAGATTGCTGGTCGATTTCTGAAAGCTGGCCAGAAACATCTCGAATCGCTTTCTCGACTTCCTCCTTGGTTCGCAGCCCCTTTTCTGGCTCTTTGACCTCTTTGAGCTTGGCTATGACGGAGTCGAGATTCTTGACGACAGTGCCGGTTTCAGCACTGAGGCCAATGACTTCCTCCCGCGCCGCCCGCATGGAGTCGATCATGTTCTTGCTCGCATCAGCGGCCTTTTTCGCCGCCTCTTCTTGGGCCTTCCCCAGTTCCTCGAAGACATGTATCAGCGCGCCGGCCACGGCCGTCGCCGCCAGCAATCCAGCCACCATCGGATTACTCAGCCCGTACACCGCCAAATGCCCCAGGTGCTGAAACTCCGGCCCCATCTGCCTCAGCGCCAGGTTCAGTGCCCGATGGCTCACGTGCGACTTCTCCGCCGCCTCTGCGATGTCCTCATGCGCCTTCGTCCCCTTACCGCCCACGTCCTGCAAGCCCGCCGCCGTCTCCTTCGCCGCCGCCAGGTCCGCCTCCGTCGTGATCCTTATTTTGAAATCCCGATCAGCCATGGTCCCCCCGCTTCCATCCTTCCACACTTCCATTCTTCCTGCAGCTCATGGCGCTTTAATCCATTGGGCCGTGTTGGTGTAAATCTCACTGAGTTGGGCCGTCGTCAGTTCATTCGTGTAGATGCGGAGATCATCCACGGTGGTCGTGGGCAGCGTCAGCGCACCGGTGCCCCGGCTAAAGAATGACCAGTAGTGATTTCCGAACTTGCCCACTGCGGAGGTCTTGGTGCTGGTGCCCGCCGTCAGTGTCACGTTGGTCGAATTGCAGAACATTTTCACGTTGCCAGCGCCCGTCGTGTTATCGAACACAAAGGCGCAATGGTACCACACGTTGGAGACTGGGAAGGTGTTGGTGTTCTTGAACGTCTTGGTGAGAAGCAAACTGGTATTCACCGAGTCCCGAATGCCCAACGTGAAGTCTCGCGAGCCGTCCCCGGTGTCAATGATTATGGCATTGGTTTGCCCAGACCAATCCGTCACACCACCCTCAATGATCATCTTGTCTCCGTTGTAAGTGAGCACATAGGACGGCTTAATCCATAGCGACACAGTCATAAGGCTGACCGCGGACAGGTTTAAGTTTGTGACGCGGCACAATTGATTCCCCGACATCCACTGCCCCTGACCGGCCACACCCGGCCGCATTTCGTTATTCATTACGGTCAGGAAGCTGCCAGAGTTGAATGCACTGCCAAGCATTGTTGCCGAGGCCCCCACCCGCGCCGTTTGCGTCCACGCTCCCGTGTTGAGAAAAGTTATGTCCCGCCCATCGAAGGTCCAATGGTACAGAAGCTGCGCGTCGTCGAAGCTATAATGCGGCGGCGCGCCCAGGACTGACTTAGTGCCCCCGCCTTGAATAATGGACGCGCAAAACGCGCACCTGACGCACAGCAGAAGTGCAACAAGATATTTCATATTACCAGCCGGCACGGTTTGTTGACGTCCAGGTGGTTGAACCGCCTCCGGCGCCATTGGTTGAGAATAGCCAGTAGGGAAGGCCGTTGCTGAAGACCATCGCGGTGGCTCCGGCCTGCACGGGAACCTTTGGCCAGCTTGCCAGTGAATTCGTGAACCACATGGTTGGTATCTCCATCGTGATCACTGGATTTGTGATGGAAGTCGCATCCGCGCCCGCCCGAATACTGATCGCGTTTGTACCTGCAATTTGGAGTGCGTACGCTTCGAGGGTTCCCGCCACCGCACTGGCCACCGGGAGGTCGATAAAAGCTACGCTTCCGGCGTTGGTCGGAAATACGAGGGTGCCCAGGTTGGTGGCCGTCGCCGTCGGAGTCACCAGCGTGCCATCATCCCTCACAAACTTCGTCCCATCCGGCGTCCCCGTCGCCAATCGCCCGATCGCCAGCACCCCGCTCGTGATTGCGGCCGCATCGAGCGCGCCGCCGCCCGCCGAATTCTGATGGTTATGATTCGCGCTGGCAAAGCTCGCAATGGTCGGAGTCACGATCGTTGGGCTCTGGTTGAAAACCGCCAACGGCGTCCCTGATGCCGCTCCCGTCTCATCCGTCAGCGCCGCCGCCAAATTGGCCGAAGTGTCGCTCAGCCCATATCCGGAGAAAGTCGTCGGATTTGATCCACTGGTTTCTCGTCCCTGGGCGTCGAATGTCACACTTCGGTAAGTGCCGGCTGTGCCGGTGTTCTTCATCGTCGTCGCCACCGATCCCGCCGAACTGGTGACATCCCCCGTCAGCGCCGGCATCTGCGCCGCAGGCACCGTGCCGCTGGCCAGGTTCGAGGCATTCAGATTCGTCAGGCCTGCCCCGCTCCCCACCAGTTTCCCGGTCTTGTCAAAAATCGAAGCGTTCACACCATTGGACCGAATGATCAGGACCGCATTCGTCGTGTTGCGATTGTCCAGAATCAGCGAGGCGCTCTGCTCAAACGTCGGCACCACTGCCCCCGCGAGGTCCGAATCGTAGGTCTCCAGGTAGGCGCCGATTAACAACCCAGTCTTGAAATTCGATAGCGCCGAACCGAACAGGGCGAAGTTGGTCTGCGCGTTATACCGTGGATAAGCCAGTCCCTGTAGCCCGAATTGCCATTGAAATCCCGAATCAGCCACGCCGCCCACGCCGGCGCCGGCGCCCACCGAAAGCGCTCCATTGTCTCCCGCCGCTTCCCCATATAATCCGTATGCGCCGCCCTGCTGATAAGGCGCCGTCAACAGCGAATTGGTGCCGGTGCTCTTGCCGTAAAATGGCGCGCTGAACTTGTCGCTCGAATTGGTGTCGCCCAGCTCCAAATAAAAGCCGTAGTAGTTTGTGCTGTAGGCGAAGTGCGACAGGCTGCGGGTTGGATCAATGGGCCGATACGCGCGCACGCCATTAGCGTCCACGACATTGGTGAATGAGGAGTCGCCGCCCGAACCTCCCTCACCGCCGACAATCAAGCCTCCCGGCTGGATGATCTTTAGGAACTGACCGTTGGAAATATTCGTATTCGGCCATTTCCAAGTAACTCCACGTATGCGATTCCAGTTTCCGTCTGACTCCATTGCCGCCACGCTCGTCCCATTGCTGTATATATTCAGTGGCGCTAGTCCAAGACCGTCAATCTCTACCGCAACCGAAGCATTTGCGATGGACACCAGCCCGCCGTTGGCCGAGTTGGCGTTGGTGATCCCACCGTTTGCTGCATTTGTCTTCCAAACGCTGTCGTTGATGATGTTCTGGATGCTGGTTCCACTGATGATGGCATTACTGGCAATCAAGCTGCCATTGATGGTGGCGTTGTTCAGCACCGTCAGATTGCTGTTGATGGTGATATTCGTAACGGAAATGCTGTAGGCGTAGAGGTTGCTCAGCACCGTAAGGTTGGTCGTGATCACAATCGAGAGATTGGTAACGTTCAGATTGGTCAGGCTTTGACCGTCTCCTGCAAACACTGCCCCGTAGCCTGCCTGTATCGTTCCGCCCCGGAATATGAATCGGTCGTTGTCGTCAAGGTAGATTGCTGCCTGAGCCGCGTCATTGGTGAAGATCAAGTAGTTCACTGGCGAGCCGAACGGTTCCCCGGTTGCTACGTGAAGATTGGTCAACGCTCCACCGTCCCCGAGCAAGGCACCGTTGATGGTGACTGCCGGCAGATCAAAGTAAATGTATGGCGTCGGATTGGTCCCTAAACGCGCAACCATTCGGCTTGGAAGATTCGATGCCGTGTAATACCTGTTCTGCCATGCGGTGAAAGTTCCGTTGGTTTGAATCGAATACAACCCTCCCTGCGTCCCCGGATCCAGCGTCACCTGCAGACCGCCAGAGTTAGTCCAATACCACCAAGTGGTCAGGTTGAATGTCTCCGTCCCAGCGAACGTGTATGCACCGTTCACTGTGGAGATTGCGCTCCCGGCCACGTTAATGGTGTTGGTGTTGGCTGGATTTGCCTTCAAGACAAGGTTGGTCAACGTGGCCCCGGACTTGATGTTTGTCCGAACTCCCGTCGCCCCGAACTGGGTCGTGTCAAACAGCGCACCCCCACTGGCAATGATGTTGCTAAGGCCTGAGCCGTCTCCGTAAGCCACCCCGGTGAACGCCAGGTCTGAGAATATCCGAACTCCCAGTGGGTCAGCCCAACTCAGCATCGTAGTAGCGTTAGAGCTATACAATGCCCGGAAGCTTGGGGAAATGCTTGCAGTCCCTCCGTCAGTGATTACGCCAAATATCCAGACGTTTGTTCTGCCGCCACCCTTGATGGTTAGCTGAACTGCACTGTTCGATATCAGCACACCGCCAGTTGGCAACGAGATTGGCCTGAGATAAATCCCGTCATTGGTCCACCCGGAGGTTCCTTGAGAGACCAAGTTTGTGAGCCCAGACCCGTCGCCGGAGATCGTCCCGAATACATTGAGGTTGCTGGTGACGTTCGCATCACCCTGGGTGAGCAATTTGAGCGTCGTTAAGTTGCCATTGGGAAAAAACTTGATGTTGGTTTGCCCAGCGGCGGCGAAATTCAAATGGGAGCCTTCAAGACTGATGACCCAGATGTTGGTGTCGCTGTGCGCGCCGTTGGTAAAGGTGATTGACCCTCCAAGGAAAATGTCGCGCATGTCGTTGGTGGTAAGAAAAGCGGGAAAATTCGTCAGGCCGCTCGCGTCCCCGTTCGTCCGCATGTAGTAGTTCAGGATGTTGGTGTCCGCGATGATGTAGTTGGTCTGCTGGATCAAATGCTTCAGCCCGTCCTTGATAAGGTCCACCGCGTTGTAGGTGTTCGTCGAATCCGGCACCGGCATGAACATCTTCACCGACACCTGGTCCAGACCGACCCAGTAGTTGGCGGGCAGCAAATTGATCGTCGCCCTTGAATTTGTCGGCTGGAGGACCACCGGCACCCCGAACACAATATTCGTCGTCAACGCGACCGGGTCGCTGGCCAGGCTGATGGTGATCGGCCGGTTGTTGGTGGTCCCCGTGAACCGCTCCATTTGAAAATTGACCGTCGCCGCGGAAGCGATCATTCCGACCATTCCCAGCGCTCCCATCAGCACTTTTGCACCCGTCTTGCAAATCTCTTTCATAATTCGTTTCTAGTCGTGGTTTCCCTATGAGATCACCCCGCCCGTAATCGTCAGCGTGGCCAAATTCGTCACCCCGATTGGCTGCGAGCACTTCAAGCGAACGCTCGCCCCCGTCAAATTCTTCGTCGTCTCCGCGCCCGAATGGTCCTTATGCGTCAGCGCCACATCATCCACTCCCGACCAGGTCTGCGGGCCGGTCAGAAAAAACAACATGCTCGCCGCGTTGTTCGCCTGCTCGATTGTCAAATCAAACACCAGGTGAAGCTGGAAATTATCCCGCTCAAAAAACGCCATGCTCTCCGCCCGGAATAGCGCCTCCGCCTGGATGATGGGCCCGCCGTCATTGTCCCGCGCGTTCACGATGCTGGCGTAGTCCACCAGCGTCGCCCCGCCGATCAGGATCTTCCATGTGCCCCGGTCGCTCATGCGTTAGCTCGGCGCCGTAAACCCAAACAGCGCCTCGGGCACGCCCGCGGTCCACAGCCGCTGGTTGACGAACTCAATCATCGTGTGCCGATGCGCTCCCACCTGGTAAATCTTGTTGGCCCTTTTCGCGCCCATGGCGTTCAGCGAGAAAATCCAGCCCACCTGCGTGCCGGTAATGACCAGGTCCTCCAATTCCTTCGCATACGGCTGGCCAGGCAGCACCGCTGTGGCATCCTGCAGGCGCACCAGGGTGTTCACCTGCGCCTCAGTCAGGTTCGACGGCGCGAAGGTCGCGCTCGTCGAAAGTCCCCGCAAAATGATGTCCGCGATCCCCACATCGCTCGCCGGCACGTCCACCGTCTCGAATCCGAAATCCAGATCGAACCCGTTCATGCCGCCCATCGCGTTATACGGCGCGCCGCGCGCCCCGAGTGCCCCGCTGTAAATGTCCGAGATGATTTTCGTCTGGTCGAAACTCGTGTCCGCCCCGGCCGCTCCTTCCGCCGCCAGCCACCAATTGGCGTCGAGCGGCTGCACTGCATCTTTCCCAATGCAGGTGACCGCCATCGCCCCAAACGCGGTGCTCGTCGGTTTCAGCGCCAGGCCCGGCGGCTTGCTGATCCCTCCGCGCCGCCAGGTGTACGTCTTGTTCTCCGAGATCGACGATACCAACACCACGCCCGAGCCGCCGGCGCCGGTGATAATGGACTTGCCGATCGCGGTCGGCGTGAGATGCGCCGAGTACAGGAAATTCAACAGCCCGTTCGTAATCATGCCGACCGGCTTGAACGACAGCACGTCCTTCCGCGACTTGTGCCGCTGGCCCAGCGGCCCGTACGCGCTCTCCGGGTTCCATGATTCCGTGTTTTGATCCACGGAAATTTCCTTCTCGGTATAGAGCACCTGGCCGCTGATCGAGATGTAAGCCGGCCCCTGAATGACTGTCGGTAGTACTACGTTGCCCATAATTTTAGGTTTTCTTTGGTTTCAGCTTTTCAGCGTTCAAGGTTGAATGTTCGATATTTTCTCAATCAGTGAGTTGCACCCTGGTCACCCAGCTCCCCGTCATGCTCATCAGCGCCGGATCCATGGGGCCCCCGTCATTCCCTGCATTGGTCGTTCCCGTCGGATAAGCGCACGCCCTCAGCACCACGCCGGCGGCATCCGGGATATCCACCGGCCCGTTGTAAAGCACCGCCCTCGGATTGGCCTTGCTCGGGTACGAATCATCCAGTGTGTAATAGATCTCCGCCCCGGCCGTCGCCGACACGATCGTCACCTGGCCCGCCTCCGCATCGATCGTGAACGTCGGCCGCTGGCACTGGTTCAGCAGCTCATCATGATCCTCCAGGCAATGGAAATTCACCTGGTAAGCCTTCACCGATTTCCCCAGCTCATCGGCCAGCTTGACCGGTTCGATGCATGGTTCATCCGGAATGATCGTCTTCGCGATCCCCTGCATCCCGAAAATCTTCATCAGGTCCCGAATCCGCCGCGCCACCTTCCGGGCCGACTTCCCTGTCCCGTTCGGGTCCCGGTTCAATTCCACCAGCTCGACCACCTGAAAGGCTGGATGCAGCAGCAGCGGATTGAACATCACATCCGGATAGGTGTCATCGGCCACTACCTGCAGCACGATCACCGCCACGCCGCGCTTCCCCGTCTTGGTGGTCACCAGGGCCTGCTTGCGGTCCATCTCCGTCTTGATGTTCCCCTCCTCGAACACCACCACCGGGATGTCGCTAAAAAACGGGTCCGACTCCAGCCTCGCGGCCAGTTCATACGGCATCCGGTCAATAACATCCGTGGCCCTAATCATTCGAAATTCACCTTTTCAGCGCATTAACGATCGCGTTTGAAACCGCCTCCCCGTACTCCGCAATCCGGTCCTCGATTCCGCTCTGGATCGGCGCCCGCGCCGGAATCGTGCTTCCCGGATGATGAACCACCTTCGCAAAAACCGTCCTCTCCCCGATCTGAAACTTCAGCGCCCCCTTGTTCTTTGGATAAATATCGTGCGCCGGGATCCGCGCCCCGAACTCATGCACTGCCGGATAGCTCACGCCCTCCTTTGAAACCACGCTCGAACCAATCCCGCTCTCTACCCGCTGGCCTACGGCCACGGCCTGGCTGGCGCGCAAGCTTTGCCGGTAGCGGCCGCTCACGTAGCGCAGGCCCATCTCAACCGGAGGATTCTGCTTCGGAAAACTCAGATATTTGGACTTGATCAAGCCCACCGTGATCTGGTTCTGCAAATCCATGGCCTTCACGATCTCGGCCATCGCCGTCTGCGGCAGCTCCTGCACCGCGCGCAGCGTCGCCTTGGCCTCCTCGGTGAGCTCGATTTTGAGTTTCAGCGGCATTGTGAAATTTGATGGGCCAGCGCGCCATTCATCGGGCGCGCCGGCCCTGATAGTTCAGGGCGTTGTCGGAGCCGGTGTTGCGCCGGGGGGGACGGTCGAGATGCCGGCGGCCAGAGCGCGCAGCTCTTTAGTCGCCGCCTGGATGGCATCGGCCCGCTGCTGATCCGCGGCGCTCAGATCGCCGGGCGAGTTCTGGAAGTCGGTGATCAGCTTGTCGAGGTTAACGATGCCGGCGGCTATGCCGGTCAGGAGATCCTTGATGCCGGCAATGTCGGCATCCTCCGCGTCGGCCCACTCAGTGAATTTGCTCATAAGTTTCTGTTCGAATTTTTCCAGGTCGCGTTTGGTGGCCGGAAGCAGGGACCTGCTGAGCTGTCTTCCGAAATTGATCTTCATGAGAGCTGGTACCTCACGTACTGCTGCAGGATCTGTTTCACCATCGGCACCAGCTTGAAATCCTCGAGATCCGTCTGCGTCTTCGGCTTGTCCGCTAGGCCAGCGCCGAGCTTGTCCCTAAGATCCCAGCCGTGCTGGCACTGGGTGAGAAAGGCGGCCCGGAGATCGTTGGGTAATAGGAACGCCCGCGCCGGCGGAATATTGGCGTCCGCCGGCAGCGTCGGCGCGTCGCTCGGATAGCCATCGTCATCCGGCTCCAGCGGTTCGAACCAATATCCTCCCGACCAGGTCGCGCGCACCTGCAGCGGCCAGCGCCCCAGGAAATAGCCAAAATGAATCAGCCCGGTCTCATAATTCACGTTGATCGGCTGGCCCGTGATCTCGGTCCAGTTGTCCGTTTGGAAATAGCGCATCTCCACCCTGGTCACGACCGACACCGGAAATCTTGGCAAGTAGTAATGCGGCCGGTCCCCGGAGAAAACCATCGTGTCATCCTCCAGCCAGCCAAAGCGCCGGTTGCAATATTGGTCGAACCAGGCCGCCACGCCCAGGCCGAGCGTCTGGATCACGGTATCAAACCGCGGCTCGCCCGTCAGCGTGCTCGGCAGCAAATGCTTTTTGAGCGTATCCAGATTGGTCAGGCCGGCATTCATTCCTTGGAGGTCAGATGATAATTTCCGCAGTAGGAACAACGATAAGCGCGCCATTCAATTCCCACATTCAGTTCACCAGCGCGCGTCAAGGCTGCTTCCTGGGTGGTAAATCCTTCCTTCTTGGTCAGCCAGCACTTCCCCACGCGCACGCGCTTGACCATCCGGTCCATCGGCGGTTGGGTCATCGCTTTCGCGGCGTCTTTGAAAGTGCGGCTCATATTGGCTCTCGCTTAGGAATGGGATGCCCGGCGCCCTCGCCGGGCATCCCTCATCGCCTTTAAGTTAGAGACCGAACCGGCTCGGCTTGTACGTCACCTTGATGGTGATGTTGCTCATGCTGCGCGCGCTGGCGTTCGTCAGATAATCCAGCCGCAAATAGGGCATGGCATTGATCGTCAGATTCGTGCCGGCCGCCACGGTCGTGGTGCCGTTCGCGGCCAGGCTGATGTCCGCCGCCGTGATGTAGTTCGAGCCGTCCCCGCTCCCGGAGAAGTGCAGGCTCGAAGTGTCCGTGCCGGTGTTCGAGAGCTTGTAGCTCCAGTAGATATACACATCGCCGTACTTCCCCACGTTGGGCACGTTGATGTAGTAGTTGGTCGCAGCCGCGGTCAGCGCCAGGCAGTTGGTGTTGCCATCCAGGAGCACGCTCGACAGCGCCGTGTTGGTTTGTGACAGCGGCAGGATGGTGAGCGTCTGGCCGCCGGTCGTCTGCGCCGCCCGCAGCGTCCCGGCGCAGAACAGCGCCAATCCCAGCGCGATCAACACCGCCACCTTGTCGAAGAACCTCGACAACGCTCCGAACTGCCTCACGTTGATGATGCCTTCCTGATCCTTCACGAAAGGCACGCCATCCACCGTGACCGGTCCCTTGGCCCGCACCTTTACCTTGGCCGGATTCGCATCCGCCGCGGCCCGTTGCTCGAAGATGGCGTTGATGGTATCGATCAAATCCTGATCGTTTCCCGCTGCCGCCTTCATTTGGCTGAGTTCGGACGAACTTTTGCCGGCCAGTTCCTTTGCAAGTTTTGCATTCATAATTTTGTTTTGTTTTCGATTCGCTATTCGCTATCCGGATTAGGCCGCCGCCAGCGTCAGCACCGAGATCGGCTTGAGCGTGTTGCTCGCCGCTTTGGTTTTGAGTTTCACGCCCGCCCGGCACAGCGCCCGGAAGGCCCTCATGTTCTCCGCGAACTTGATGTCGTCGCTCGTCGCGAACTCCATGTCCTCGCGCAACCCGATCGCCTGGCCTTGCGGATCGCCGAACGCCGCCACGGTCGCTCCGGCCACGTCCGTCGAAGGCGCCACCGCCACCACCTTGACCGGGTAGCCCAGGATGTTCCCTATGCCTCCCGGCATGGGTGCTTCGGTGTAGGTCTGGAACAGCGGACGGCCGTTCTTGTCGCGCACCGCCAGCGCGCGAATGAGGTTCTGCGGATTCATCCACCAGCGGGCCTGTCGTTGCAGCACGACCTGGCTGACGGTCAGCATCGCGTTCTGCCAGTCCTCAAGCTGCGTCGCCCCGATCGTGGTGTTTCCCGCCGCGGTGGTCGCGGCTAGATTGGTGTTCACGCTCGCGGCATTGAAGATGCCGTAGTAACCCGCGTTCGTTTGATCTGCCGTGCCGGCGCCGATGAAGGCGGCCGTGTCCAGGCCAAACGCGATGCTCTGCAAGAGCTGCCGCGTCAGGTAAGGCGCCATGTCCACCGAGCTATCCGCCAAGAGCTCACGCGCGGAGAGCAGATAAACCGCCAGCGTCTGGATCGACAGCGTGACGCTGTCGCCCGTGAACGCCCCTTCGGTGATCGCGCTACCTTCACCAGTGCCCCCTGTGCCGGCGCCGATCCAATAGAAGCCCGGACGGGCGGTGGCGACCGGGACCAGATTGGTCCGCGCGCCCACGCGAATGACGTCCAGCGACGTCCAGTCGCCGTACTCCGTCAGCGTGTCATAGATCGTCTTGAACCATTCGCTCGGAATCGTTGCCTGTCCGAGCGAAGCATCCACGCCCGTCAGCGCCTTGCTGGACGCCCGCGCTTCCTCCAGCATTTTCTTCCAGGAAGCCGGCAGGTTCCCATATTCGTTCGGAAACGCCGCCGCGCGCGCGGCCGCGTTGATGAACTCGCCCAGGCCTTCATTGGCGTCCAGCGCCTTGGCCACCGGATCGCGAAAGCTTGAGTTCGCGTTCGACGCGATCGCCTGCTGCACTTTGCGCATCGACTTCATCGCCACGTCAAAGTCGTTGCAGGTGTTTTTCACCTTGGTCAGCTCTTCGATCGCTTTCTTGACTTCCTTATCCGCGCGGTCCAGGTCGTCGGTCACTTTCTGGAACCGGCTCTTTTGTTCGCCTTGCTCCTTCTGGACGTCTTCCACCCCCTTCAGGACTTTGGTTTGGAACTCATCATCGGTCAGCGGAGTCACCATGCCCAGCAACGGCACGGCTGCCATGCAGAGCAGCCCGACCTTGGGCGCGACGACAAAGACCGCGATGACGAACAGAACGGCGACAACGACGAGGGCGGCCAAAGCGAGCTTGCGGCCGCGAAGCACGGGCAGGAACAATTTCTTGAGTTTACGTTTCATAGTTTCAAATGGTTTTGATTGCGTTTTCGAACTTCTCCATGAACGCCTTACGTTTCCGCTGCCGGGCCTGGTTGGCGGCAGCGGACTCCGAGGCCAGCCAGGCGGTTTCACGTTTGCTGCGTTCACTGGAAATTAAATCGATGTCGGCCTCGGTCAGGATTCCGGCCTTGTAGGACTTGGCGATCGCATTGGGATTCACGCCGATGACGCAGACGGAAAGTTCCAACTGCTGTTGTTCGAGGAAAACCGTCGCCGGCTTGCGTGCCATATCCGAAAGATTGAGGTCGCGCATTTGGGAGTCCCAAACTTTCTTGCCCTCGCGCGATCGGCCGGAAAGAATCGCTGCCCCATGCCAATCGCACGGCCATTCGTTGGAATCAACCATCGTCACGACCTTAAGCGGCATAAAGCCAACGCTAACCGCTTTCAGGTAGCCGGCCTTCGTCATAGCGTAGCCGAGCTGCGCGAGAGTGTTTCCCGGAACATCGATTGCCCACTGCGCGGTCTCCATGAGCCGGTTGTTTTCCACGCGCGCATCGAGCACCTTGCCCAGAACAGCCTCGATGGTTCCGTATTTGTGGCAATCCACGAAGGGTGAGTTTTTTTGCATGCGGTCGAACTTCCAGCCGCTGATGCGCATGATCTCCTGATCGGCATCAATCGATTCGTCAGACGCGACGTACTCAATGATCCCGGACTTGTCATCCAGCACGCGGGTTTCCGAAGTGGTAATTGAACGTCGAATTGGGTTCATAGATTTGGGGGATTGGAGATAGTCAGCACCGGGATTTTGGAGCGCAGATGTTCGGCTAGATCTTTCTCGCTGGCGAAGCGGGTAGGATCGATTTGATAATTGAGGCCGGCAGCGGCCACCGAGATGGAGCGGTCTTTGCCGCGACCTGACGCGCGGCCGATGCGGGCGCCGGGTAAATGTTTTCGCAGGGTCTGGATGTTCATTCCTTTTCCCCCTTCGGCGCTGCTACGGCAATCACCTCGCAATGGCAATTGATGACGTTCTCGGGCGACCCGGCCGGATCCATCGGATAATCCAGCTCCTCACCATCCACCACGAACGGTTCGTCGATCGGGATCGGATTGGACATGTATCTCAGCTCCGCCTCCGCATGCGCCGGCCGCACGTTCGGCCCGTGCGACGAAAGCCACGCCTTATATTCCACGCCGGCATATTTCATCGCGTCGAACCCGGCGAAATTGAAGGCCGCCCCGGTCTCCGTCACCGCAATGCGCTTCGCCTCGCCCTTGGCCAATGCGTTGAACACGCTCCGGACCCGGTCTTCGAGTTGGTCCATCGTCTCGCCCTTGGCGATTCCCTCCTGCAAAGCGGTATTAAGCTGTGCGCGCGCCGTCTCGCCGCAGCCCATCACGGGCTGTTCGCGGCCGCGGATATACTCGAGCGCCTTGGCCGGAGCCATTTTCCAGGGATCATCCTTCCGCCCCAACTCGTCGAGGACCGCGCTCCCGGCGGTTTGAAGAGCAAGCTGCGTCACCGGATTGATCGACATCACCAGCTCCTTCCCGAACTGCACCGGATCAAAAATGAAATCGACAATGGACTTTGTGACCGCTTTTTCCTCGTGGCCGGACGCCAGTCCCTTAGTGCCCCCATGGGTCGCCAACTTTTTCAACGCCGTCGCCCGATACTGACTCAACAGCCTGGTCACCTTACTTGTGTAGGCGCGCACAACGCCGACCCTCGCCCGCATTTTCTTTTCCCACAGCAAATGGTTTTTGGTTTTGCGCGGGGACTTGATGGCGGCAATGAGGGATTTGATCGGGTTGTCGTTGGCCTGGGCGCTCTGGTCGTTTTCGGCAAGGGCGGGATCGGTGCTCGGTTCCGGCTCGGCCGTCACGTCGCCGGCCGGCGTCACATTGATCGGCAGGTAGCCGATCTTGTCCCCTTCGAATTCCGGCAAATCCAACCCAAGGTAATCCGAGATGTCGCGCATCGGCATCCCGCGATTCGCCAGCGTGTCGATCGAGGCCAGCCGTTCCTTGCGCACCTCCTGAAAAACCGGGTGATCATCCCAGTTAAGCTGCGCTTCCACCTGCAGGTCGAACAACTTGGCGACCAACCGCTCCAACCCGTCGCAAAACTTTTCCCCGGTCGGCACGCATGTGTTTGAAATGAGCTGATAGAAGTCGCTCGCCGACCCAATCGAATAGGCCGCCTTCACATCCGCCAGACTCGGCGGCACACCGAACGCCAGGTAGATCTCGTGTCGATTCTCCAACCGTTGGGCCACGAAGCTTGAATCCACGCTGCGCACCTGCGGATCTTCCACCGTGATATCCCCGCTCATGAAGATCGGCCGGAAATCCCCGCGCAACTGCGCCTGCCGCTTGGCTTTCAGGTCGGCGATGATCTGTTCGCGCTGCGCGTCCGTCGGCACCCCTGTCTTGGCCACGATATACGGCCCGGTGTCGCCGTTATTGGACATCAGGTTCCGGGCAAACTTCCCGGCCAGCCAATCCGCCTCGGTCGCGATGTGCGCCGGCTCGTATTCACCCAGGCCGCGCCACTTGTCATAGGGGTTCCAGTACTTGATCTGGATCACTTGCTCCGGCAGCAGCGCGAAGGTCTTCCCATCGGCATCATTGAAGCTCCAGCCCGTAAGCTCGCCATTCTCGATGATGTGCCGCATCCGGTCCGGACGGGCGATGATGATCTGTGGTGGCCGTCCGCCAGGACCCTTGCGGGCTTCCGGAAACGGCACCATCAGATCATCGGTCAGCAGCCAGAACGTCTCTCCACGCAGCTTCAGCCATCCGACGCTCGCCTCCACAAAATCCGCATATCCCAATCCCATCGCCGGCTCCCGCAGGAACGCTTCCACAGCGGGCAAATCCAGCGCCTCTTCCTCCTGAACGTTCTTTCTTCCGCGCTTCCACGCTTCCACCCTTCCCATCTTCCTCGACTTTGGACCTTGGGCTGCCCTCCCCGACGTCGAATATCCCGTCGCCTCATCCCGGGCCGAAAAAAACATCACCGGCACCGAGCTCACCGGCCCGGCCACCGTCTTGATCGCCCGCTGCACCCAAACCGAGTTCTTAAACGGCTCGAACAGCGTCTCCTGGCCACCCACCTCGATGGCCCGCGCGAACCAATAGGCCGGCACGCCCTGGAACCCGCCGCCCATCGAATCCACCCCTTTGGTCACCAGGCGCGGATCCGCGCCCCGGAAGATCAGGCTGGCCGCCTGGCTAACCCGGCTCAAAAACCCGATTTTGTGATTTCCAGAGCTCATGCGGGGTGCCATTGCAATTTAGCGCCAGTGTCTTGCAAAACGATTTTCAGCCTCAGTGCCATGCTTCGGAGCGTGGCCTTCCCCGGCCCGTCCTGGGTCAATTTCGGCCCTGAGTCATAATTAGAGACGCTCCTTCCAGCCTTCCTATCCTTCCAGCCTTCCTCTACCTTGAAGGTTAGGGAACCGGCCGCCGCCCCTCGCGGAGCGGCGCCGGCCATCCGGGCGCACGCGGGACCAGTCGTCATGCGTCCGAAAGCTTTTCTTGGTAGTTCGTGAAGTTCGCGCTTCATATCAGTGCGCTCGAAAACTGCATCGTCTTGATGTTCCCCGCCTGTTGGCGGAGCGCCTTCGCCCAAAACCGGTCGCAATGGGAATCCTCGCTCTCGCCCACGAACCGGATATTGCCGCTCAAGCTGACCTCCTTCTTGATCCCCCGCAGATCCGCCCGCAGCTTATCGTCCCGCGGAATCCTCAGCTTCCGGTCCTCGAACGCCGCTCGCAGCCCAAACGCCAGCTCTTCCTTCACCGGCGCCGTAAAAGTGATCGGCTCGACCTTATAGCCGAACCGATCAACGGCGCGCTCGGCGAGCTGCATCCCTAGCCCGGAGGCATCGAGGCACGCTCGCTTGACTTGCGGGAGCGTCAGAATCCTATGCAACTCGTACTCGAGCTCGCCGAATTTCTTCCCCTGCAGCTCAATCCGCAGCCGATCCCAAACCACGTCGCCCACCTTCTCCCCGACATCGATGACGAACAGATCGACCTTCCGCGCCACATCGCAGCCGACATACAGCGGATTTTTGCAGTCCAACAGGTAATCGAAATCCTTCAGGCAATTGGCCTCCTCGCACGAATTGATCAGGTCATAGCTCAGGAACGCGCTCGCCTCGTCTGCCGGGATGCAGCAATACTCTTGCAACCACTGTTCCTCATCGATGCATTCCGCCCTCTGCCGCTCCAGCCAGGCCTCCCTCGTTTCGTTCCGGCCGCTCACCTTATTGATCTTCTCGACCAATCCCTCCTCCACGGCCTTCTGAACCGGCACCGTGTGCAACGACCAGGCCCTCGCAAACTTCGCCCGCGGAGAATTCTGGTCTTCGAGCTTTCTGCCCTCTTTGATATCCGTGATGATTTGGTTGAACACCGTCCCCACTCCCCGGTGCGTGCTGATAATCGAGAGGCTGCCACCCCACTGCGTCACCGGCTTGGCGACGGCGTAAAGCTCCCGCTGATTCTTATGCAGCGCGAATTCGTCCAGGGTGACATGTCCGGTCTTGCCGACGATGGCGTCGGGGTTCGAACTGAGAGCATAGATGCAGGCGCCACTGGCGAAGCGGAGGACCTGGACGGCGACGGCTTTCCCATTGGCGGCGTCGAAGACTTGCTCGCCGAGATCTTCGGCCGCGTACTTCAGCACATTGGCCCATCGCTTGCAGTAGAGCACAAACTGCTTGGCCTGGATTTCATCCCGGCTCATCACCCATTCATCCTTGGCACCTTCGAGGGCCGCCCGCTTCACGACCTTGTAGGAGTGCGCGTAGGAGAACCCTAGCTGCCGTCCCTTCTCACAAATGCTCAGCGGCGACTGGTCCCAAATCCAGTCCGCCTGGCTCTTGTAGAAGAATTTGTCGGGCCTTCCGCTCATTCGGTCGATTGAGTGCTGACTTCCTTTTTCTCCAGGATCACCACAACGGCCTGCATCGTTGACGAGAAACCGTTGATGACTTCCCAGCCGGCCGCGAGGTAAGCGTTCAGCTCAGCCACATTGAAGCTGACGTCCGGATTGTTGGGATTGACTGAGATCGCTAGTTGCATTCGTTATTCAGAGGAGATTGAGCTCGTGTTCGATCCTGTCGATCGTCTCCTTCGTGATTCCGCCTTTGCCTTTGGCGGCCGCCAGTTCCTTCTGGATCCGTTCCTTCCGCTGCTTCACTTCGTCGAGATACTTCTCGTACTTCAGCCCCTGGTCAGAAAGTTTGGCCAGCGCATTGATCAGCCTCGAGTACTGTTCCGGATTTCCCTGGAGCTGCTTCGTAATCGTCTCCGGGTCCAAATCCGTCAGCACCTCGTAAATCTGGCTGGATGCAATCTGCACCGCCGCCTCATGAATCTTGCTCCCCTCATTTTCCTGAACCACCTTCAGCGCAAACTCCCGCTTGATCCGCATGTCATCCAGCCGGCCTTGTTCCTTCAGCCAATCCTGGTAGCCCGAGCCTTTCTCCGGATCGCCGCTCCCCTTGAACCAGTGGCTCATGTTCTCCTCGTTGACTCCCGGCACTCCATGTTCCACGAGGAACTTAATGACCGCGCCATACGTGGCGCCATCCCGCAGCCGCTGATTGACCTGGTTGCGCAGGTCCATGGGCAGTTGGGCGATTTTTCCAGTTCTTTTCATCAGCCTGGTCATTCGCTCCGCTGCTCCCAGTGCAACGATCCGGCACTGGTGATCTGGTAACGCACTACGCCCGTCGCGGGATCGGAAAGCTTCGTGCAAAATCCCTGCCCATGCAGAAAGAACAAGGCATCGAGGACCTCGCTGCTCGTATAGTCGCGCAGGTCGGCCATCGCCACCTTCCGGATGTGCGCGGCGCTCAGCGGAATCCGCTGCGATCCATAGAGCTGAAATAAACACTCGTGCCGTATTTCCTGTTGTCGATTCATAACTGCTGTTGCTGCTTCACCCGCGCGATGTGCTGTTGGATCACTTGGCACAACGATTCGAGCGAACTGAGTTTCTCACTGAAAAACGTGAACGGATCTTCCGGCCGCTCCGGGTCCTTGTAATAACCGCTCAAAATCAGCACCGGTAAACTGTGCGAGTAGCTCCGGATTTTTCTTAGAACCTCAAGCCCATCGCGGTCCGGAAGCTTGAGATCCAACAGCACGAGATCGAATGGGGGAACGAATTTGGCTTCCGCCGCCGCGCCAGTGTCCGCAACTTCCACGCTGCAACCGTCCGAGACCAGGCTCCGGCTGACGAGCTCGCAGAAGGCAGGGTCATCGTCCACGACCAGGATTTTGAATGGCGCGCTCATTGGGTCCTGCTTTTGCTGCGATGGTCGAGCATGGCAATGATGCGCTCAGGCAAGCGCTCCTGTTTTTCCGTCATTCGCCGTTCGCAGTCCTCGATCTTCGTGTTCATGCGATCGCTCATGTCGTCAATCTTTTTGTAGATCCCCGAGCTGCGCGCCGTCGCTGAGACCCGGTCGGCCTCCCGATCGCGCGCGTGCTGGATACGGATGTTTTCCACATCCTCCTGGGCCTCCTGGATGCGGGCCCGCAGTTCCTGCTGGGAGAGGCCGAGTTCCGGATTGCTGGGCTGGGGTGGATTGCCCAGCGCGTTTTGGCGCAGCTTAAAAAGCCCGTTCACCAGTCCGACCACAAACGCCAGGCACGCCAGCCAGCCCGCGATTTGGATTGATACCAGTTTGTCCATATCAATCATCGGCCGTTAGGTTCAGACCGCCGGTCGTTGTCATAACACATCCGGCAGCTCTTCGCGTTGGGTTGCTTGCGCTCTCCGCAGTCGCAGTAATAATTCAAGGCTCTGAATTTCACTGTTTCCTTTGCCTGACTCAATTGCGCTGCCCAACGGTTGTCGCCTTTAGTGCGCGCAAAGACCAATGCAGCGGTGATGATCCTGAGAGCCTCCTTCGGAGGCGGATAGGGAGGCTTGACGCCGACGACACGCATGGCCGCCGAAAACCTCATCCGCCTGGCGGCCGCGGCCCCACTGCCCGACTCCACGCCACAAGGCGCGGAATCACACGAGGGAACATCAGGAAGGATCCGCAGCCCGACGTGCGCGTTAAAATCATTTTCGCTGGCAGCGGGGTGGCCAACCTCCAGAGTGGCGTTCGCGTTACTCATTGCTCATCACCCGAAAAAAACGATTCTCCGTCGGGTAAATCGGATGGTGAAACTCGATCACCGCGTCCTGTGCCGGAATCAAATCGTTAAACGCGCAACACCAGCTCGCGCTCGCGTCCATCTTGAATTGCACCTGGTAAATTTTCCCCAGCTTCACCGCATAGGTGAGCACGACGTCATTGGTCGCGCCCAGCCGGATGCTCACCGGCACCATCGTGTTCAACCCCGCCTCCAGCGCGTACGATTTCAATTCCGGCGGCGTCGGCGCATCCAGAATCGTAATCACCGCGATCGGCGGCGCGTTTGTCGTGTCCAGCGGATGCGCTATCATCGGCGCGGCCGCCGAGCTCCTCACCATTTGCGTTCCCGAAAAGATCTCCGCGCCTTTCGGCGATGCCAGCGGCTTGACACTGACGGACGGGTCTGTGACCGAGACGGGCGACGGCGGCAACTGCGCAAAAGCCATCTGGCCGCAGACCGCGCAAATCACTCCCAGCATTCCCATCGCTCTCATCGATTGTTCAGAGTTCAAAGTTGAAAGTTGAATGTTCAGCGTTGCAGAAAATTGCCCATGGTTTCGGAGAACTCCCCATCCTCCCAACAATCCGAATGGCCATAACTCGGCCACTCGATCGTCTCCACCTTCTCCGCCACTCCCGGCGAAACGTACTTCGGCCCATGCAACCCCAGCGTCCCGTAGCCGAGCAGTTTCCCCGCCCATGAACGCGCCAACCTCAACGCCACGTCCTTCTTGGCGACATACACGGAGACCCGGCCGATCATTTCGGAAGACAGCAGCGTGTTCAGCCCGTTCCGATGAAAGTTGCTTTCACACGCTCCGCAGACCAGGTGCAAAGCCGCTATCCTCTGCGCCCACTGGGCCCCGCCCCACAGCGCATCCAGGATGACGTCGCACCCGTTCGAGTGCCCTACCATGGTGATCTCCCACCCGTCCCGATACTGATCCAGCGTTCGATACAGCTTGCTCACCCGGTCCGTCTGTCCAAATGCCCGCCCAATCGGCCCGCAAAAATATTCCACCTTCTCCGCCCGCGCGGCCGAATGAACGTGTGTGTGACTCACGGCCCTCCCGCTCCAGTTCCTCGCGCTCCCGGGAAGCGTCAGTATCCCCGGCACAAAAATCAGCAGCGACCTGGTCATCAGCGGTTAATGATTCGAGGCCCGGCCGAGTGCGCACCCGACCGGGCCATGTTTTGGTTAGAATGTGAAACCTGCGAAAGCCTGGAAGACCTGGCGGTTTCCAGGGAATTGAGCGCCGATTCCGACGCCGGCAAACGTATGCTCGGTTAAGGCCTTTTTGACTCTGACGCCGATCTCGCAAACCATCCGGTCCACCACCGGCTCGGCGATGTTATACACCCCATCCGCGTACAGCGTCAGCTCCGCGTCATGCACCACGAAGTTCAGATTGAGCCCGACCGCCTGGCTGATGATCGTTCCCGTCACTCCCCCGTTCCTCATCACCGCCTCGGCGCCCACGTGTTTGTAGATCTTGTAAGAGACCCCGATGTCATTCGCCAATGGCACCTGCGCGCCCTGGAGAGCGTCCACCCCAGCCCACGCCTCGCCTTTGGAGAGTCCAAACGTCGAGTCCAGGTTGGTGTTGAAGCTGGTGAAATATCCCAGCGCCGAATTAAAGAAGCTCGTCGAGCTGGTCGGCGTCGCCGGCGCACCGTCAGTGGTCTCGGCCGCCATGGCAGCGCTCGCCATCATTCCCATCACTCCCATCAGTCTCAGGATTCGTGTCTTCATAATTTCAGTGTTCAGCGTTGAATGTTGAATGTTCGGGGCAGTTCACGGACGCGGGACCTCCTGACAGTTGAGCTCTGCCGTAACGGGTAATTTTGAACACGCAGCGCCGGCCCGGCATGGGGGACGTTTTGAGGACCCTAAAGAGGTCGGATGCGTCAGGTTGGATTTCTGTCAGTCGGTCCCGCATTAAGCCGCCACCCTACGCAACCTAAGCAATCTCCGTACAGACTCCCGGAACTCCCGGAACTCCCTGAGCTAAAATGTGAGAAAGAATCGAAGAAACCCCGCCGCGCTTTGGAATTCCCCTTTGAGCAGCTCTAGCTCGTTACGCGATGAAGCTTAATGGTACCATCATGGGGCCCAGAGCAGCTCTTGTTACGCTACGAATCGCGCCGGCGCAGGTCCTCTTCTAACGTAACCCGGCTGCCAGCTTTTTCTTCCTTGCCCGATACCGCCTCATCCTGGCCGCCGCCTGCGCATTCGTCCTGGTCCGATGCGTCTGCCGCCAAATCTTGTTCGCCTGCCGCACCTGGTCCGGATGATTGATGGCCCAGCGCCGCTTGCTCTCCCGAATTTCGAACAGTTGCATGTCAGTCCATTTGATCGGGCAGCATCCACGCAAACGGCCGCTCTGTCACGCCTCCGCAATACGCCATGAACGCCTTCGCTGCATTGGCCGGGCATTCCGGTATCTTCTCCTCCGGCACAGTGGCCGCCAGGCGCACGATCTCGGCCGCGTTGCGCGTGCCGGCCCGAATATCTTCCGCCACCGCGCTTACCGAAAGAAACGTCAAAAACTGCGTCCTCTTATTCATGATGCCCGCGAGCTTCTCAAATCCGATCAGAAATCCGGTTTCTAAGGGGGACAACTACGGATGGAGCTTCCGGTAAGCCTCGACCTGGCCCTTGATAATGTAGTTCTGCATCTCGAAGTCGGTCGGGTACCGTCGAGCAGCATCCGCAGCAATCTGGTTATAGATCACCACCGGCACCCCGGACTTTAGTTGCTGCACGGGTCGAACCGCCGGCTGAGGAACATATTGGACAGCCGCCCGCGGTTTTTGATTAGTGAGGCTATTGGCCAGAATCTCAATCTGCGCTTTGACCACCTTCTCGCTCTCTTGGTTCTCTTCAATGAGCTTAATCGCCGCCTGCATAATTTCCCCCTGTTTTACTGAGTCGGCCTGGAGGCCGGCGAGGCCGGCGCTGACAGAATCGACTATGTCGATCTTTCTCTCCAGTTCGGCGACCCTGGATTCAAGCTTCACAATCTTGGCGTCTCGAGCATCCGGCTTCTTTCCGCAGCCAGCCACCAAGCTCGCCACCATTACCCCCATTACCACTGTTCTCATTTTACCTTTCCTCCGCGTGAATTCTCTAATTATGACTCCACTTTACCCATTTCAAAAGCGCAGAGGTCTGCGCCTACTTGTGTTGATTATCAATGTTTTAACCCGTTTTGAAGCCATGCCGTCCGGCAGGTATAATTAGACAAAAATCATCCCTTCCGTTTCGCCCGTGCCCGCTCATTCAGAGCCACAATTTCCGGCTTTTTCTTTGGGTGTTTTGACAGCGGCACATTGAGGTTTCCCGAGGCTTCGGTCTCATCGAGATACTTCTCAACGGCAATTCGAATTAGGTTGGCGACGGGTATTCCGCTCCGCTGGCTAACGGCTCGCAGCCGGGCATCCTGTACCTGATCGAACCTCACTGGAACTGAGGAATTCAGATTCATCGCTCCCGTATAGCACCGTATAGCAACCCCCGCAAGAAAATAATTTTCCAATTTATCTCACTTTGCCTCTTGACCCCCGTGTAGTCGATTGCTATTCTCCGTATAGCAATGAAAAGCAGATTTTGCACAGCGGTTCCGGTCAGGTTCACGAAGGAGACGAAATTCCGCATGGTTCAAGCGTCGGAACGATTCAATGTCAGGCTCTCAGATCTGATCCGTTACGCGGTCGAGCAGCAACTGCCCGAGTGGGAGAAAAACGGCCCCATGCAATTGCAGCCCCGAGAGGTAATGCGGAAAAAGAAAAGGACCATCCATGAGGACCAGACCAACACCCAGAGAGAATGATTCCCTCAAAGCGTCCCTCGACAGAAGCCGAAAAGCTGTTCGCTGCCGGATTGGAGCAGGCTCAAAAATTTGAGCGCGCGTTCCAGCACATGCGGGAATATATGATTTGCGCCGGCCTATTCTTCTCCAAAGCCAAAGACGCCCACCGCCACGGCGACTGGGAGCTTTTTGTTCAATCCCAGGGATCAAGGCTGCGCACCGTACAGGCCTATATGGCCATGGCCGCCAAAGCTGTCGAATGGGCTAAAAAGGCCCAACCTCAGTTGGTCGGGACCGACTTGGAAAAGTTCGCGAGCAAAGACGTGACCATCATGTCGCCAAGGGAGTTTGTCGCCCTTTGCCGCGAGCTGCGAAAAATGCGGCGCTTCGGTGAGTACGATAAATCCGCCTATGACAAGTCCAAACTCATAGCTGACCAGCAACTCGAACTCGACTTCGAATTCTCCAAAGTCCTGCCCGCGATGGACTGGCTCGCCAGGCTCAGCGACCCCAAATCGACCCTCCGCCCGCCCGACGGCAAATCCGAATCGGAAGCCTGGTCCAAGATCCTCGAATTCAGCCAGCAGCTCGCCGCCCGCGCCCAATCTGCACTCTCCGCCTCAATCGATGTATGAGCCGCATCACCATCACTGTCCGCCACAACGGTCATTTTTACATCGGCCCTGACGAAGATGCTTTTGTGGCGCTCGCCGGCGCGGTCGGCATGGGCCACAAATGGCGGTTCGGCCTTCCAGTCGAAACCAGGCTTCAGTTGGAGCGCATCCAAAAAAGTCTCGACCGTTTCTTCCTCAAGCATCGTTCTCCGCCGTCCAACGTATGAAATTCGTCGTCAACAATCACGTTCGCGAGCTCCTGGGCATGCTCAATATCGAATGCGAGCGCTTTGACGAACTTACGGGCCGTCTCGCCGAGCGCGGGACGGAACATTGCGTTGCGGTGGAACTCGGCTCCGACCGCGTCTCCTGTGAACGGCGGATGTGTTCCATCGCCTATCAAATCAACAAACGCTCGATCGGCTTGGTCCCGAACGGTACCGGCCAATGGGTCAAACCCTCAAAATCCAACTCATGATCCCACTGAAAAACTTCTTCCTCTATCTGCGCGGCTTCCGCTGGCGCGATCTCGAAATCTGCGAGGGCGGAAAAGTGCGGCGAGTCAGGCTGTTGGTAAAGGGGCCGCGCCAACAAATTCATAGATTGGAGGCGGGCCATGCGCAGTGAGTTTGTAATTCCAGTTGTAGCGCGTGCCGTCGGCGGCGCGAGCAACGAACCCAAACTCAGGATAAATCCGGTCGAGCGCCATCATTTGTCCGTCAACCGGGCCACCGATGAATTTGGCCCAGTGGTTGGGTTGTATGAGCTCTGGCGCGTCGGGCATCCCGGATTCTTAACCTTGGCTCCATAAACCAAGCCAACCCCGAGACGGCTTATGAACGAAATTGAAACTGAGAGCGCAGGCAAAGAACACTTTCCCAATACCGAGGAGCAGGATCCATCTCCGTCCCCCAGAGTAGATTTGGATCTGGCTTCGCCCGAAGGACCGGGCACGGACGGAAATAAGCCATTGATGCGAAACCGAGGCCATGATGTGCCGTACCGCGACAGGGATTATTCTGGGGGACACCTTTCCAATCCTTCCACCCCGCAATGGTTCACCGCCGCCGAGATCGCCCTCGCCTGCGGCACTCACAAAAAGAAAGTCCACCGCACCGCCCAGCGCGACCACTGGGAATCCCGACAGCACGCCAACCGTCTCGAGTACCGTCCCCCTGCCCGCATCGCCGACATCGTCCTCAAATCCCCATCTTCCACCGTTCCATCCTTCCAGCCCCCCGCGGTTCGCTTCAGTGACCTCGCCCATTCTCTCGAAGCCCGCGACCTGGTCCTCACCCGGGAAAAAGCCGTGCTCTTGTTAGAGAACAACCTCCATCTCGGCAAAGAAATGGCGCTCGACCTGGTCGTCAAACATTTCCACGTGGAACGTCCCCTCTTTAGCATTTCAGTCACTTCCCTCCGTCGCTGGCAAATCGCCTATCACGCCTCCGGCCTGGACGGCCTGGTCGAACAAAAGCGCGGGCGCGTCGGCCGCAAAGCATTCGCTCTCGATTTGGGCACCGACGATCTTTTGCGCACTGCCGCCGGCGCCATCGAATACGGCATCAAAGGCCGCACCAATATCGCCCGCGCGTTCCGCGACCTGGTCGCGAATCCTACGGTAGAGGGCGTGGTGGCCGACGGTCAACCGTCCGGCCGCCCCACCTGGCTCCACGGCGATCGCACCAGCAAATCATCTGTCCCTCCCTCCGTTCGCCGCGCCGTCCAGGAGCTCGCCCCCGTCGCCACCACGAAACTGATCCAGGTCGGGCCCAAAGCCATGAAGCTCGACGGCGCTTACACTGAATGCTCCTACGATAACATCAAATGCGGCGACGCCTTCACCGCCGACGACATGACCTGCAACGTCTATGTCTGGGTCGAATGGCCCAATGAGCAGGGCTTCCTACTCCTCCGTCCTCAGCTCCTCGCCACCATGGACCTCGCCAGCCAGGCCTGGCTCAATTACCGCGTCATCATCCGGCCCAAAGGCCAGTACAACAAAGACGACGTCTGGGGCCTCATCGGCGATCTCTTCGACTCCTTCGGCCTGTTCAAAACCGCCATCCTCGAAGGCGGCATCTGGCAGTCCGACGTTGTCCGCGGCCAAAAAACCGGCATCTCCGACGACGAACGCTTCGGCGGCCTCCGTTCCATCGGCGTGAAACTGATCCACACGCGCACGCCGCGCGGGAAAATCATCGAAGGCCAGTTCCACACCCTGCAGTCCGCCGCCGACAATTGCCGCGGCTATTGCGGCCGCATGGAAATGAAGGACTGCCCCGAAGCCGTCAAAAAACAACTCTACGCCGTCGAGAAGGGCCACGCGCACCCGCGCGAATATTTCCTCCATCTCGACCAATACCGCGCCCACATCGACGGCGTCTTCAAAGCCCTCGCCAATGAGCGCAACGATGGCAAAGTCCTGCGCGGCCAATCCTCCTGGGAAAAGTGGAACACCGAAAAGCCGGTCCTGCCCAGGCTGCCCGAAAACGCCAAATGGCTCTACCGCTCCGAGTATCGGATCAAAGAAGTCACCCGCAACGGCTTCCGCATCACCGTCGGCTCCGGAAAAAACCAATTGTCCTACCAGTACGCCAACCCCGAGGCCCTCGACGTCTGGCGCGGCCGCCGCTGCATCGCTTTCTGGAACGACACCAATCCCGATACGGACGCCGTCATCTACACCATCACCAACGGCCGGCCGGATCAATTCATTTGCGTCGCGCCGCGTGTTGCCGAACTTCCGAGGCTCGGGGCCTCTCAGGAGCAAAGCCACGCGGCCGCGGCGCTCAAAGCTCGCCACCACAACCTCGCCATCGCCAAATCCGGCAACCTCGCCGACTATTTGCAGCGCGGCACCGTCTCCCGCCAGGTTGTGGACTGCGCCGCCCCCGCGGCGCTTTCCCCGAATTCAGAGTTGAGCGTTGAATGTTCCGAGTTGAATGTTCGAACTTCCGCCGACTCGGCTATTGACGATCGGCTATCGGCTATTCCCTCCGTCGCGGATCGCCTTTCAGAAGCCCGCGCCGCCGCCGAAGAAAAAGACCGTCAGGCCTCTCGTTCCCGCGCCCGCCTGAACAAAGTTCAGCTCACCCCCGAAGACCGCGCCGCCGCCGTCTCCCGCGAGGACCGCCCGGTGATCGAACCATTTTAATCTCGCCACCCTTCCAAACCAACAAAACAGAGAAAGGACCAGCAATGAAAAAACAGGACCAGACCGACAACCCATGGCTCGTCGCCTCCATGCAGCACATTTCCCCCGGCGTTCAAACCTGCGACGTCCACGATCGCTGCGAGAAAATCAGGAATAGTTCCGACCTCTCCTGGCTTCGCCGCGTCCTCGCCTATCCCGACAACCAGCTCACCGTCCGCGAGGCCGCCGCCCGACGCATCCGCGTGCTCACCCGTCAGTCTCCCACTCCCTTCCGGTCTTCCACCCTTTCACTCCCGGAGGCCGCATGAGCAATCACAAATGCCCAGTCACCGGCTGCTCGATCACCGTCGGATCGCATCATCTCATGTGCGGTTCCCACTGGGCCTGCGTTCCCAAGCGCCTGGCCGACGAAGTCTATCGGACCTATCGCGCCGCGCCGCATACTGAGCCGCACCTGGCCGCCATGCGCGCCGCCATCCTCGCTGTCAATTCCATTGTCGCCAATCAGTATGGCCCCGCCCGCGAGCTCCATGGCAAACCCAAGCGCCCACCAGTCCGCGAGGTCCTCTCGCGCTCCGAAATCTCCTCAAACCTTCAACCTTCACATTGAACTTTATGACGGCCCCAATACTTGAAGCTCCCGCCCGCGGGATGACACCGACGAAAAGCGACCAGGCCGAGGCCTCCTCCGCCCACAGCCGCATCAACATTCCTCTGAACCTGGAGAACTGGAAAGATCAGTCCGACGACATCCAATCCGTCCTCCTCTGGTTCCATCAGCACGCCCTGGACAACAAGCTCTCACTGGCCGACGCCGCCGAAGCCCTGAACTACGATCAAAGCACGGTCTTCCGCATCCTGAAGGGCACATACGAAGGCTCCTGGACCAACATTGCAAAGGCCATTCAAAGCTACCGCAAGCTCGATGAAATGCGCGGCACCATCCAGCAAAACGAGTTCGTCGAAAACCGCATCACCGAAAAAATCTTCGATGCCCTCGACGAAGCCCTCGCCAGCAACGCCATCGCCATCATCCAGGGCGAATCCCGCCAGGGCAAATCCGTCTCCCTCGAAGTTTGGCGCGAAAGGAATAACCACGGCCGCGCCGTTAAGATCGTGGCCCCGGCCTTCGGCGGCACGAAGGGTCTCCTGCGCGCCATCGCCATGGCCGTCGGCGTCAACAAGAACCTCGATGGCCTCAGCATGCACAGCGCCATCATGCGCGCCTTCAATCGCAACCGGATCTTGATCGTGGACGAAGCCCACCGCCTCCTCCCCAACGATCGACGCACCAATCCGGCCAACGTCGAAATCCTGCGCGACCTGCATGACCAAACCGGCTGCGCTCTCGCCCTGGTCGCCACCGCCCGATTCCACACCGAACTGGTCCGCGGCGAATACATGTTCGAGCAGCTCCTCGGCCGCGCCCTGCTTACCAAGCTCCCCAAGATTATCAAAGACTCCGACATCCTCCCCATCATCCGCCAGTACATCGCCCGCCCCGGAAAGGACCTGGTCGAAGGCTGCGTCACCATCAGCAACGGCCTCGGCCGCCTCGGCGTCCTGGTCGAGTGCCTCCGCTCCGGCTCGCGCATGGCCAAAAAATCCGGCGCCCGCATGACCGACGACCACATGTTCAAAGCCATCGCCCGCCGCCGCGAATTCCAATCCACGGCCGACTGATCTCCCCGATGAATACTCTCCTGAATCGAATCTTACGAATGGAGGAAATCAACGGGCATGGAGTGTGCCCTACCTACTTGAGGCGTTGGACGCTTCTAAAGCTTGGAAGCTACGGCATCTATTTGCATCACTTCATCGGCGATGACTGGTCACGAGATCTTCATGACCACCCCAAGCGCTTCGTGAGCATTGGCCTGAAAGGCCGGTACATCGAGGAAGTTCCCACTGGCCAGCGGGAATATCGCGCCCCTTGGATTCGCAGCTTCCCAGCCGAGCACGTTCATCGGATCCGACTGCATCCAGGAGAAACTGCGTGGAGTTTAGTGGTCGTGTTGAAAGCAGTGCGCCAGTGGGGTTTTTGGAACTCTGGAAAATGGATCCATTGGCGCATCTATGTCGCGAGCAAAAGCGCCAGTGAGCGAAAGACCTGCAACGACTGATCGGCGGTTTGCCATGAACGACCTATTCCAATTCCTCACCTTCCTCCTCGCCCTGGGCCTCACAGTCGTCGGCTTCGCCTGGTTTCTGATCCGACCCTAATCACGAATCACGCCCCATGGACCAGCTCACCCAAATTGAAACCGTCTGCCACCTCGTTTGCAGCGCCTTTTCCGTCTCCTTCAAGGACGTCATCAGCCCGAGCCATTACCGAATGTTCGCTCAGCCCCGATTTATGATCAGCAAGCTCCTTCACGATCGGTTTCGGCTTACCGACCGCCAAATTGCCACCCTGCTCGGCGGACGGGTCGTCAGCGGAGCCTGGCACATGCGCAAGGCCGCCGCGCGCGAGTTGGCCTCTGACAAACGCTTCGCCGCCATTTACACCAAAATCATCACCGACCATTTCCCCGACGACTCCACTTCGAAAGCTCAAATCTAAAATCTGTAATCACCCAAACTCAAACCCAAAACCGAAAGGACCAGCAATGATCACCAAAGAAGAACTCCAGGAACGCGCCCAGCTCGTTCGCATCCACGAAGCCAACTGCCAAATCGAGCACCCAACCGACCAGGAACTCGCCTTCCGCATGGCTACCATGAAAGCCATCGCCCGCTGCCACGATTACCCCGAGCTGCGTAAAATGACTCTCGGCCCGACCCCTCCCACGCCCGCCGCCAAGAAATCATAACTCCCATCCTTCCCATTCTTCCTATGTCGGAAAACTCGAGCAAATTCGAACAATGGGCCTTGGTGGAACTGATGGGCCATCAGCGCATCGCCGGCCTGGTCACCGAGCAGGAGATTGGCGGCCATGCCTTCCTGCGCGTGGATGTGCCAAATCTGACCGGAAATGGATTTGCCTTCACCCGTTTCTACTCGGCCTCGGCAGTCTATTGCATCAGCCCAACCGACAAACAGATCGCTGTCGGCCTGGCTGCCAAATGCAGCTCCCGTCCAGTCAACATCTATGACCTCGGGAAACTGGTCGAATACAAGAAAGCCGGCCAGGGTGAGGAGCGCTACGAGGAACCGGAATGAGCGCGCCATGAACGTCCCCTCCCTCATCGCCGAAATCCTCCGGCGCCTCGAACAGCAATTCTACGCCCACCTTCCTCGGCGCGATTTTAAGCGCGACCAGGACTACCTGGTCGCCGCCATCGGCACCTATGGCTGGGAATGCTTTCAGCGCGGCTGGGAGTTCGACCTGGACTTCATCTTCCAGGACCTCTGCCGCCTCCTTTCCAGCTTCAAAAAGTCCGGCACCGAAATCACTTGGATGCCTATCTACCTCCAGAACTCAATTCGCCAGCACATCCGGGAACATGCCGAAGAGCTGCAAAAATCCGCCCGCGCCAACCAAACCGCCCGCCTTGCGCGCAAAATCACCGACGCGGCCGGCCTGGTCCGGGCGATTGTCGAGCCGTCCCCCATCCAACTAGCCGCCAGTATATATCAGGACGTAAAGAAGCTCCGCCGCGCCTCCATGGCCTCCGATCGCGCGACCAGGGCGGACAAACAGCGCCAGCGCGCCCTTCTTTAACCCCATGCCTCGCACCAATCCCATTCCGGCGGAACAAATCGTAATTTTCAAATGCGCCTGCGGCAGCAAACGAAAAGCGAGTCTTCACCACTATCAACTGGCCAGGTGCGGCAATTGCGGAGCGTCTTATTGGGCATTGCGGCCGGTCGCTGGCGGTCCCTTGGTCGCGTTCCCCTGGCCTGGAACACCCGAAATGAAGCGTTTCAAAGAAGAGCAGGCTCTCGAATTCTCCCATGAGTGAACTCACCAAAATCGAATGGGCCACCCACACCTGGAATCCCTGGGAAGGTTGCACCAAAGTCTCCCCCGGCTGCGCGCACTGCTATGCCGAGGCCCGCAACCAACGCTTCCATGCCGGCGCCAATTGGGGCCCAGGCGCTCCCCGACGCCGCACCAAGAATTGGTCCGCTCCCTTTAAATGGAACGCCGCCTGCGCCAAGCAAGATGAATTGATCTCTTCCTCATCAGGCTTTTCCAGCAATACCCGCGCCCGCGTCTTCACCTCCTTGTGTGACTGGTTAGATCCAGAGGTCCCTATCGCCTGGCTCGCCGACTTCCTCAAGCTCATCCACGACACCCCAAACCTCGACTATCTGCTGCTCACGAAGCGGCCTGAGACGTGGCATAAGCGGATAGAGGAAGCGAACTATCTGTTGACCCAGATCAGCCAGGGTGCCGCCCACATGGCCGTGAAATGGCTGATTGGCAAGGAAGCGCCGCCAAATGTCTGGCTCGGCGTCTCCGTAGAGGACCAGCAACGCGCCGACGAACGCATTCCCGAACTGCTCAAAATCCCGGCCAATATCCGGTTCCTGAGCGTCGAGCCTTTGCTCGGACCGCTTGATTTAGAGAGCGTTGGTCCAAATAGCAGAACCGCCCATTTATATGACGGACGCGGGCGACCAGGCTGCAATGGAAAGCAGGTCTGCAATCCCTTGACCGGTGAGGCGCCTTACTATCGCGAATTCGATGGGGAACCATGCGTGGCCTTCCGCGAATCGCTTGATTGGGTCATCATCGGCGGCGAGTCCGGCCCCGGCGCGCGCCCGTGTAACGTCGGTTGGATTCAATCCCTTCTCGCGCAATGCCAGTTGGCCGGAGTTCCCTGCTTTGTCAAACAGTTGGGCGATTACTGCGTCACGGACAATGCGAACTGCCAGGATTGGCCAGATGAGATTTTGATCCAGGGCGAGGGCGAGGGTTTTGCTGCTGGCCGGGTCCTTTTGGGTAAAAAGGGCGGCGACCCCTCCGAATGGCCCGAAGACCTCCGCGTTCGCAAATTCCCATCCATGCCATGAATTGCAACTGCATCATGGAAGTGAATGAAAAGCTGAAAGAGCACAACCTCCGGCTCTCTGGCTATTCGTTTCTAATGCCCGACTTTAAGCCTGTTTTTACCATCAATACTGAATGGATTGATGAGGCCAAGGTGCCCAGAGGAAAAAAGAAGTGGCCAACCAGCATGTTTGTATCTCATTGCCCCTTCTGCGGCAATCCGGTCAAAGAAGATCCAGAAAAGACACAGGCTTCCTCTAATGCATCCGTGTAATCCGCGGCAAAATATGCTCTCCCGACCACAACAAATCCTCCTCAAGCGCGCCCAAAAAGAGTGCGGGCTCAGTGACGTTGACTACCGCGACTGCATCGCCGCCGTCAGTGGTTTCTCGGACTGCCGATCATCAAAGGACCCTCGTTTAACCGACGCGCACGTGGATGGCCTCATGTCCTATTTCGAAGCCATCTTCTGGCGCACCCATCCTCCCACCTTCCAACCTTCCAATCAGGCAATATTCAGATCCCCGAATTTCTGGTCTCATCGCAACCGCCGCGGCAATACCTCCCGCGACCGTTACGTCTCGCAGGACCTGGCCGCCGAAATCGCCGCCGCCGAAAAGGCCCTGGCCGATCTCGGCTTTGGTGCGTTCTACGTCGCTGCCATCCGCAACAACGTCGGCCCTTCCGGCGACCGTCATTATTTGGCCGCCCTCCATCGCACCCTGAAGGCCAAGCAGCCGCCGGCCCTCCGCCAGGTTTTGGACCGCGCCGCCGCCGGGCTTTCAAACGATTCAGGCGACCCATTTTAGAGAGGAGGTGATGTGGACATGAACCGCAATGGCAACAGATCAATGGTGGTCAGGGGTTCCTTTGGCACGATGGCACGTACCATACAAACAACGATCCGTCTCTTCCCAAGGGCGTCTGGCTTGATGACCTTATTTATCGCGGTAAGTCTCAACCATGACCGGGGGACGCATCCGATGAAAACACGCATGACTCAAATCGCAGAAGGCCCCAAGAAATGCTAAAAACCATCAACCGCCACTTGCCTCCAGTGCTCGATGCCTGCTGCGGCTCTAAAATGTTCTGGTTCGATCGTAAGGATCCGCGGGCTTTATTCGTGGATAAGCGGCGGGAAATCTGCCATGTCGATAGCAGAAAAGGACGGCGAGAAATCATTGTTGATCCCGACATATTGGCGAATTTCACGGCGTTACCATTCGAAGACGGGAGCTTCCCGTTGGTAGTTTTCGATCCTCCCCACTCGTTTCCTGGGCCGAATAGCTGGATGCGAAAGAAATATGGGACCCTCGAACCAGATTGGAGAGAGCAAATCCGGGCTGGTTTCGCTGAGTGCTTTCGCGTTTTGGCCCCATTGGGAACTTTGATTTTCAAATGGAACGAACACCGAGTGCCAGTCTCGACCATTCTGGATTTGACTCCTGAGTCCCCGCTCTTTGGCCAGCGATGCGGAACTACCTCAAAGACTCACTGGATCGTATTCATGAAAGTGAACCGCCCCTTGTAATGAACCAGGTCGAACTTGAATTCCGTTCCTCCGGCGCCGGCACTTCCCAAAACGCCCGCCTCGCCGCCCATTTCCGCGCCCATCCCCTCGAATGGCTTCCAATGCCCTCCCTCGCCCGTATAATCACTCCCACCGGCATCGGCGCCGCCGTCCACAGCCGCGTCGCCGACTGCCGTAAGAAATTTGCCATGACCATTTACCACCGCGGCGGCAAAAACCCACAAACCGGCCTCTCCATCTCCGAATACCTCTATGACCCCGGGACCAACCACTCAGATCCCCTGCCTGGCTGACCTCATCCACCGCGGCGATGGCACCTGGCTGTTAAAGCCCACGCTCCCGACCGGCGATTCTGATGCCTGGATAACCCCTCAGCAGGCCGCCCGGCTGCTCGGAATCAGCAAGGGTAAGGTCTATGTCATCCTGGAAGATTTCCTCGTCTATCGACGCCCTCTGCCCCGCCGCATCATCATCAGCCTCCTCTCCGTAAAAGCCCTCCGAAAAGCCTCCCTCGATCGCGAATTCTGGACCAATAAAACTGCCCAGGATCGCCTCAAATTCGCCGTCCGGAAAGCCATGGACACCCTCGTTGCATCGTCCCTGCAACCCGACTGAAAAAGTTCCGGATCCGTCTCTAATTATACCTCATCAAAATCGGGACAAGCTTTGTGTCCCAAAGTGTCCCGATCTGCCATTTATTTGTGAACGTCTCAGGTTTGAGAAAACCTGCTGATCCCCCTCCAAATCAACCCCTTTCAACCTAAATCAACCCTGTCCCGTTCCTGTCATCTTTTTCCGCTGTCTCCGCTTCGCACATATCCTGG